GTATCTTGCCCGATGGGACGGATCAACAACGACTCCGAAGATCCTGCTCTATCGTCAGACAGCTGCAACTGGCGCACTTGTTGAAGTGCCCAGCACAACAGACGTCTCGGCGGTGGTTGTCCAGGTCCTTGCATTCGGAGCCTGATAACAAGTCGTTAGCCGGGGTGGGTGTTTCCTTCCTTTCTACCACCCCGGCTAACTTACTCTCGGAGGAAAAATGAGAGCACATGATTTAATGCAGAACCACATCCCAGGCGCAGATGCTTGGGCTGAGGTGAACAGTGACGTTTACGACATTGCTCGCCGCGTTCGGGAAGGTGATGAGTCGGGCTGGCGTGGCGATCCCAACGCCAGCCTGATGTTCAATCCATTGACCCAACAATTTGAGGTCTGGATGGTTGACGGGTTAAACCAACCCTATATCGCTTGTTCTTCATCGAGGTGTGATCATTCACTCATCCTCAAACTCATAGAAGGCGACTGGCAAAAGGGTCACAAACTCCTTGAGGATATACAGAAGAAAAACCACGCCGCTCAACAAGCTAAGGAAGATGCCAAGAGGGACAAAACGCAGGAGCTTGCTGATAAGCTTCATTGGGCGCTCATTAAAGACATTGGGCACCTTGAGGGTGGAACCAAGCGAATGTACTCAATGAACGAAAAAGGCAAGTGATGGCTACTTACACGGCTTCTCATGCTAAAACCTTTACCTTGTCTAATGGCGTAGTCGACACAGTTGTTCTGACTGGAATTGGCAACCACATTGCTTTTGCCGTCACCGCTAACCATAAGCCTATTTACTTTACCCTAAATGGCCCTGGTCAAGAACTCCCAGATCCAACAGTTGGTGGAGATAACTGCTATTGCGTAGATTACCAGTCTGTTTTTAGTGGTCCGTGGACCGGGGGGCCGGTGACTTTAAAGCTCATCGCTGCTGGTAACCCCACCCTTACAGTCATGTTATTTACCTAACCCAGCATGTTATATTGAGGTCATATGGCTACATACACTGCAAATATCGCTACCACGCAGACCTTGACCGCCAACACCGTCGATACCGTCACCCTTACTAGCCCGGCAACCCGAGTCACTGTTACGTGTTCGTCTGCTGTTGGGACAGGAACGGTCTATTTCACTGTTGGTTCCGGTTCTGCTACTACCCCTACCGTTGGAGGGTCTAACGCCTATGCCGTTGTCGCGGGCAGCTCTTTTACGGTTGACTTTGATGGGTCATTCCCTACAGTCAAGCTGATTTCATCTGCGGCCCTGACTTATACGGTTGCTGCAGCTTCAGTGTTCAATAAGCTTGCTGATAACACCGTCGACAACGCAACCCTGCAAATCGCAAGTGGAATCGTGTCTGTCAAGGACGGCGGTATTACTGCTGCTAAATTTGCTACTGGCGCAGTTCCTGATTTTACAGGCATGGTTCTTCCATTTGCTGGTAGTACTTCTCCTACTGGCTGGTTGCTGTGTTATGGACAAGCTATTAGTAGAAGCACGTATTCTGGTCTTTATGCGGTGATTGGAACCGCCTACGGTTCAGGCGATGGTATTAACACATTTAATATCCCTGACCTACGCGGTCGCGCCATTGCCGGTTTGGACAATATGGGTGGCTCGGATGCTGGTCGCCTTGATTGGGTAAACACTCTTGGGACAGTCGGTGGTGCTCAAACTCATACATTGAGTTCTGCAGAAATGCCGTCGCACACCCACACGCAGGACGCCCATAGCCACGGTATTACAGACCCAACACACACTCACGGACTTTCAACCAAGAGCAACGCTGGAGGATTTAGTACGGAAGCCCCAGCAAGGGCTTTGTATGGAGCCGATACTGCCGTGTCGACAATGGCTGCTTATACTGGAGTTACGGTTAACAACGCAACTGCGACCAACCAAAACACTGGTGGTGGCGGGGCGCATAACAACATGCAGCCGACAATCTTGCTAAACTACATCATTAAGGCTCTTTAAATGAACCGTGGCGAGATCCGTGATGCAGTCAAGCAGCGCATGGCTATCCCCTCAACCGGGGATGGTCAGCTAACCGACGCTGTACTGAATAGCCTCATTAACCAGGCCCTCACGGTCATCTCGGGTGAACACGACTGGCCCTGGCTGCTGACGAGTACTACCGTCACATTCAGCCCAAGTACAGCCTCGCTGCCATCAGACTTCATCAAATCTCGCGCCTTGATCTACAACACCCTGCCGGTGCAGTGGGTTCAGCTTGAAGACTTCCTTGACCCAGACCGCTTCTTTGCACCGTTCAGCTGGACAATTATCGGAGCCACAGCTCAGGTCACCCCTGCTCCAACGAGCAACATTGCTACAACCCTTTACTACTATCGTCGAGAGCCAGACCTATCAGCAGACGGTTCAACCCCGCTGATGCCATCACTGTTTCATAACCTGATCGTTGCCTACACCACATACCTGGCTGCAATGGTTCGCCAAGATGAAGGCCGTGCAGCGGTCCACATGGCCGACTACAACATGCTTTTGAACAATATGAGAGACGACCTAACCCAAAGTACAACACGGAGGATCCGCTATGACCGGAGCTTCCAGTACGCGACATGGCAGTAAACCATGGGGAACTTTCGTCAGGAATGGAATGATTTTAGCGGTGGGTATTACGTTGGCCCGTCAGCTATTAATCAGCCTAGGAACACCTGGACCGGCACGAACGTAGTATTGACCGACGACGACGCTTCGGTTGTCCCGACAAACGCTGTTTACGAATACAACCTGGGCGGCGATGATACTACTAGTGGATACATTGCTCCGGCATTCGTCATTGCCCAGCAACTTGGCAGGCCTACTTACTTCAACAACACACTTGTCATTCCGGTTATTGAATCTTATGCAGTTGGCAACCCAGCTGCCTTTCTTTACCTAATTGATGTTGTAACCCAGACAGTCACAAAAGTTTCAGTTGTTAGCGGACCATACGCTACTACATTCGGTTTTGCACCATATGAACCTGTTTGCGTAAAAGTGGACGGCACAAGTGCCACCGACTTTTATATCTATGTCACATTTGGCGGCCCTAGCTACTACAGAATCCGTAAGTCAACCCTTGCAGTCAACACATACACCCCAACCGGTGGCGCTGCGATGGCGAACATCTCCGGTCTCGTTGTTTGGGGCGCTCGTTTAATCATGTGGAGCGCCAACGACGACAGAATCATCTTCAGCAATGCTCTTGACTTTACTACGGTTTCTACAGAAAATTATGTGCAAATTGGCTACTCGGAAGACCGAATCATGTTGGTTATGCCTAGACAGTTTGATTTAATTGTTTGTAAACAAGGTGGCTTTTATTCTATTACTGGCGTCCTTGGCACGAGCACGGCTGTTCGGCAGCTAAATGACACCACTGGATTTGTTCCTGACAGAGCTGCTTTAGCGTTGCAATTTAATAATACAATTTATTTCATTGATCAGCCTGGGGCTGGACCGTATGCAAACTTGTATCAATTGGGTGGAACCAGGGTTGACCCAGCTGCGTTTATTAGGTTTACATCCCAGGATACCAGCCCAATCAACATAGCTAAAACAAACTCTTCCATGGTTATATCGACAGTTGACAATGAAACTTCTTTGGCAAACAGCCAATACAAAATATTCATTGCAAACAAATTAAATAGATGGCATCAGATTACTGGCCCCCGTCTGCTTCCAGAGGCTGGCGGTACAGTTAATATTTACTGTGCTAATTCGCCAAGTGCCCGAAGCAGCAGGAACAACGTTGCTTGGGATGATCTTATTTATATTGTTGAACATGATGTTGATAGCAAAAGACTTGCTGTAGCAGCCTACTGGCCTAACACTGTATACCCAGGCGGAACAGACGGTTATCTTAGTTTGGTTGGAGCGAGATCAACTGGGACATTGATTCTTGAAGACGTCAAAACAACGGAACCAACAAAGATAACATCCGTCTGGGTAGAGGCAGAACTATTGCAGATTGCGACATCAACTTTTACCGGCAACGCCTCGATAACCTGCACCGTGAACAATAACTCGCAGGATTGGACCGACTTTAACGGATCTGCCACAACACCATCGAGCACCTCCGGCACTTTTACGGCTGCCTTCAACACTTTCCCGAGCCAGCTTGACTGGCAGAGCAAGATTGGCGTGATTAAATTTAACACGGACTCAATGGGCTACGGATATGCCAACGAGATTTCGTTTACCTTTGCAGGTCTAAAGATCCGTCGAGTCTGGGCTGAAGGGACCACCCGATGACCGTACGCGGTGTATCCCAAAACGTCATTACCACATCAGGAGAAGCTAGCGTTACATCTCAGGAATTTGGTGGTGAGGTTGTTTCTGTAACCATCAATACTTACGAGGCAGGTAAGCAACCTTGGTATGACTCATGGCAGCAACCAATCTCTTGGTCAGACATGCGTAAGTACTTTGACCCAGTGTTTGGGGTTGATGCTCGCAGATTGATTGATGACCTTGAATCGAACGTGCAATCCCTTGAGGATTACCTGGATACAGCTTTTATTAAAACCTATGGTGGCGTAGCCCAGGGTGTTATCAAGTTTTTGCAAGGTATTCAAGTTTCTGGGCCCTATGGTCTTGGGTACATTAGCTTTGTTGGTTCTACGGGATCTGCAATTGATTACACCGGCTTGATGAACATTACGGGTATAACAACTGGCAGTTCTAACTACCTCACCCTCAATAGCGAGGGCATGATAATTAAATCAAACAGGTCTGGC